TCTAGTCCATTCTGAAATAAAATTTGATTTATCATTTTTAACAGCTTCCATTTCTTTTCCTTTATAGTTTTTATCAAATGGAGCCTTAAATGATGCATAGTAAATATCTGGATTCCCGTATTTGTCCGAAAAAACTTTTACATACTTTTTGTATTCATTTAGTAGCTCATCCCAAGTTTTGGAATCACCAATATAGGCAGTAAGAACTACTGGTTTATTAGACTTAACAGTATTTACTATGTAAACTCTAGTTTCTTTATTATCGTATTCACCAGATAACTTTATGGTATTACCCATGCCATAATTAAAATTAAAACCTTTGTTTTCAAGTTTTTCTATTAAGTTTTCAGTGTTTTCTTTTAGAGAAATACCATCAAATATTTGCGACATTGCGGTGTTTACTAAAAAAATAATAATTAATGCGGTTGTGATTAGTTTTTTCATTTTTTTTGTTTTTAGGTTATTATTTAGTTTCGTTAATATCTATTATTTTAACATCTTCTCCATCTAACATTGCGTCTATAGTTGATTCAATAATTTCTCTTTGATCCGGCGGTAACAAAGAAACTTTTTCGCAGATAGCAGGTATGGCAAAAACATCGCTCTCTAATTCTTTTTTAATGCCGGCCCTGATTTCATCATCTACATGTGGGTTTGTTAAAAAATCTCTATAAATCCATTTTATTTTATCTATATGCGTCTTAAATAATGCCGATCCTTTTGATCCGGGATATTGCCTTCTAAAATCTTCATAGTGCTCCTCGGCCATCTTTAAATTCTGAAGTGCGCTTATGATATTTGCTCCTTTCATTTATTAAAATTTAAGTGAGTTCTTTCTAATTCTTGTAAAAACTCTCTTGCTCTTTCAACCTTATGTTGAATTCGTAAAATATCATCTTCATTTCTATCTACTTTGAAAAGCAATATTCTTTCGCTAATATCAATATCATTAAACGTCATATTGAACTCTAGCTTCATTGCTTCTTTTATATATTCTGGGCTTTCTTCAGAAATAACATCCATCTTATTGAGTAAATACCTTTTCTCTTGCTCAATAATACCAAAAGGAGTGTTTACAAGGCAATAAGCGATATAAGCTTTTTCTGATCCAGTAAGCCACATGTAAGACTGAAGCTGCCAATAGTATAAATTATCTAGCTTATCTGGTATGTTTCCTAAAAAAGTCCACAAATCATAACTTGATTTTATATCAACAACCATGTTTGGATTTAATGTAATAATATCTGGATGGCCACTAATAAAACTATTGGTAAATCTTTCTGTGTTTTTAGAATAGTTTACATTCCAATACTTGTTTAAAAGCTGAATTGAATCATCTTCAACTTCTACGCCTTTTTTCATTTGCTTTGTTTGAATATCTCTTACTCTGCCATACTTTTCAGCAATGTAAACTTCAATCAAATGCTTTTGTGCTGTTTTAGATAATACGCCGGCTTCTTTGTCGGCTTTTGACTGCGGCTCTGTCATTAGGTAGCCCACTGAGCTAGACCTAATAAGTGTTTCATTAAAATTTATCATGTTAAAATAGTTTTCCTTGTTGTTCAAAATATTGAGAATTTAATCCGAAGTTTTTCCTCATTGCATTGTATGTTTCAAACCATGCTTTTGCTTGAGATTTAGCCATCCTTTCAATTCTCTCACAATACTCAATTGCCTCTTTCCGGTCCTTCATCAGCCAGTACCCTTTAGCATCAGAAAGAATCATGTAGCCTTTTTTGATTCGCAAATCTCTTATTACTTGCCTAATCTTTCTTAAACTAGATTCTCTTTTTTCGATTTCATACTCTGGGTGACTACCTAACCATTTTTCGGACCTTGCAATTTCTTCTTGCGTTATTCTGTAATTAGTACTTGATATTAAGCTTAATATAGATTTTTCATCATTAGTAAGTTGCATAATTAAAAGGTATTTAGTTTATTATTATAATGCTCTAGCAATTCAGGATTGTTTTTACTCATCAGTTCCCAAGCTTTTAATTCTTCTGGGGTTTTACATAAGTCAATAAACTCTTTGGTCCTATCGGTTAAAGACTTACCCGTTTGCCTTGGCTCTATTACAATTGGGGCTACTTCTTCATCAATAACAAATGAATGTTTTTCTAAATTCTGCTTATGGTATTCCTCTACAAGACCTCTTGCAACATCAAGAGCTTTGTCAGCAGATTCCCCTTGGTGTAAAAAAACCTCTACGCCAATTTTTTCAGATGTGTAGTTCCCTAAATTAAATGTTTTTTGGTAATTAACTTTCTCTATGTGCATTGGTTATTATTTAACTCTAGTTACAGTAGTAGTTTTGTCAGCGTGCTTGATTTTAAAAAGCTTTTCTTTGTGTTCTTCTTTTTTCTTTAATTGAGAAACCATAACCATAACGGATGTGTATGGGTTTTCTAATAGTAAACTTTCTTCTAATTTAAGGTACCCTACCTTGCTTGCTACAGAGGTGGGACTAATGCTTCTTGCCATGTTTTATTGTTTTGTTTTTATAATTTTTGTAGTCAGGGCAGGATTCGAACCTGCAAGAAGCAGACTGAGGTCTTTAATCTCAGCTTTCGTTTACCATAACGACTTCCTGACTATTTAAAAACAAAATTATATTAATTAATTTAATTAAAAAAATAAATTTAATTAAATTTTTAAAATAAAATACCCCCTATAGAAATAGGAGGTATTTACTAAACTAAATTAACCTAAAAAAACACACAGAGAACCTTGTAAAAATACTAAATTCTACTGATTTTTGAATTTTTTCTTGACTAACTCTAGTTTATGTCTATATTCAACAACTAACGACTTTAATTCATCTCTGGTTGGCTTAGAAACTTGCCTAGCTTGATCTTGTAAAAACTCAACAATGCCGGGCTTTTCTAATTCTAAATTTTTAGCAAAAACTTCAATGTTCCCCGATAAAAAACAATTATCATGCTCGCTCTGCGGCCTGCAATTATCTTCCAGCCATCTGGTACCAAAATTTCTTCTGCTTATAAAATGTCCACATTGAGAATCTTGCCATCTCATCTTTTTACCAGAAGTGTAGCAAAGAACATTTCCATCGACATCCGCATGCTTGCATCTTATGTACTGGCTAAATACAGCGTCCAAATCATCAGTAAGATATTTAATACTTTCTAATTCTTCCTCATCTTCGTATTTATCAATTCTCCTTTGCGTAGACTCAATTGTAGCGCACTGTTTGCACATTTTTTTTGAAAAATGGTAATCCAATCTTCCGCATGAAACGCATACTTTCTTTTTTGTTATTATAGTACTTCTCATAATTAAGATAGGGAATCAATTATATCAAACTGTTGATCAAGGCTTAATCTTCTAGTTATATCAATACCTTCAGAACCAATTACCAATTCAACGCTGTCTATATGTATACTTGTTTCATCCTCTGAAAACGTGTGAGTACCATGAAATTCTTCTTCTCTTTCTGGATAGAAAATAGTTGTTTCAGTGTAAGTTACCAGTAACTCACCTTTAAGATCTTCAATCTCGAACATCTTTGTTTTCGTTTCTTGCTTCTTTTTCATTTTCTTTTAATTTATGTAGTTTATTGTTAAAATACTTATACTTTCCAATATATTTACCGTCTTTTTTTACTTCAATTATCAAATCTAATCTTTTTGCTAATTCATATATTAATTCTCTATTTTCCATTATCTATGACAAAAAGCACCGCAGCTAGTTTCTTTTTTTAATGATTTATATAATTTTTCAATATCCGGAAACATTAACTTTTCACTTTCACAATCTACCATTAAATCTCTAAGCCTTTTACCATTACCCATAATTGAATAAAATTTTTTCCTTTTATCTTGAATTTTTTCTTCAAATTCCAACACCTCCATAAATTCTTTGTTATTCAAATGGTACATAGCTTTGTATTCTTTTTCGCTTTTAAAAAAACACATCCTACATCCGCCTCGCATCATATATACGGGAAAATTAGGGTGCATACCATGTTTTTTTAATATCTCTTCGCAATCATTTCTATCATACCCATCTGTAATCAACGGGTAAGTATATTTTACATTTGGCATAGCTTCTAAACTTCCAGTTCTACCTTGTTCATCGTAATTAAATCCAATCATTAATTCACATTCTCCTTGTTCTTTTAAATATTTATCAATTGGAGCTGCTTTAAAATAATTTGTACAGAATCTCATTTGTTGACTAGGCATAACCTTGCAAGCAACTATTAAATCTTCCAAGCTAGAGTATAATTGTCCTTTATAC